AGTCGAAAGACTACTAGCATCACGAACCGTGAGGTCCGGATGTTTTTTCGCTTAGTTGCGGAATCATATCTGGAGGGAAAGGAAAATACTTACGTGCCTGTGACCTGGAATTAAAGCCTGAAAACCCTAAGAAAGTTGGGAGGTGCATGCACGTTGTGGTAACACGGAGGACCTACTCCCTAAGTAGGATCTAGCCGTGTTAAGCCACAAGCTTAAACTGAGTTACCCCAAGTGGGGTGCCTGCTCCCCTCGAAAGAGGAAAGAGGGGTTAACTCGGTTTTAGTCGAACATGGGTTTCAATCTGGAGTACGGACCGTAACAACGGCAACCGTTTAGAGTGAACCTCGACCAGATGGCGGAAGTACGGGAGTAGGGAAGTGCAAAAACATGGTGCTAATCAGCATCTGAACACCTCTCATATGTGAAATAATACCTTCAGCATGTCCTAGAAAGCTGGAGGCTACTAACCCGTTTAGGGATTAAAGCCCGACTGCCAAAGCCACATCTTCCTCCCCGGGCCTAAGTCCGAAAGGACCTGGGGTACAGGGGGAAGATCTGTTCTATTTCATGAATGGTAGAATTTAAGAGAGTAGAGGAAGATAGTCTCGGTATCGTAGCACTGGTAAGCCTCAGCAATAGAAATGAAATATGTTCGTATGCTGAGTAGGACTGGGATTCGATAGACCGTATTTTTCCTGACTCTTTTAAAGGATATCAGGATTGGAACAGGATGGAAGTGTGGTCCCGGGGGATACCCGGGAGAGATGGGGAGCGCCGGTACCCTAGTCTGCGAGTGATTAACGTAGATGAACATCCTAAAGGCAAAAGATTTAGAATTTTGAATTGAAAGTATTATGAAATTAAATGCAAATTTAAAGACACAATTTTTCAATCAGAATTCACCAGCTCATCATCTCCCAAAACTCGAAGATCACTCTAAGAGTTTTGGTGCGATGGTTGAGCGTTCGATTAACCGTTTTAACGGTATGGTCCTTAGAAATAAGGGTCGAGCAATGGTGGGTTGGCTTATGGCCAATATCACGCCATTGCTTGGGGAAATTTCAGGAAGTAAGGTTAAGTTGACATGTCATTTCGCGTTCCATTGCTACCGGATTGGTCGTAATGAGGGTTTCAGAGGATTAGTTATCCATCTGAAGGCCTCACACGTCCTAATCCAGCAAGCCATTGGTGGTTACGTGATTAAAGACATGGGTCCACTTAAGCGGCGAGTTCGTCGTTCTCGTCCTGGTCTCCCAAAATGGATACCAGTACAAGAACGGCGGAGACTGATGTCCGGTGATGTTGCTTGTATCCGTTACTGAACTTCAATGGTAGCGCTCTATCGAGTTCTATCATTTGAGGGGAAGTTGGATACTAGTACCATTACCGACCCAGGCAAACCGATAATCCTCGAAGGAATCTTGGCACAGAGCTTTAGCTATGTACTAAGATGGTTATGGGACCAAGATTTTGGTTCCTTAACCTACTGACGGGATCGTTGGAAGAAAGTCAAGTTCAAACCGGTGCCGTGGGGTACAGCCTCTCCGACTACGTCGGTTAGACTGGATCCCACAACTGGGGAGACAGGCTTTATCTCCAGTTCAGCTTATTCAGTAATACGCTCTGCGCGTTACTGGATAAGTAAGACTGGAGCGCCTGCTTTCAAAGCTCTTACTCTGTTCCTAGGATACAGAGAAGACGGATCCTTCGAGCATCCAGACGGAGAGACATTCATTGAACGTCTCTACGCTCTGGCTACGTTCGGAGGATACGTGAAGGTTCAAGAGTTGGATTATGGTAAAATATTTTCTTATTCTACCGTAAACCAACCAAAAGTTCCTGCTTGAAAACTATACCTTCGTGAGTCGGTATGGTTTAAAAGGTTGTTTGAATATATATTCAAACAGCCATGAGCTCCAGTAGATGAAGAGATTCGTCCATCTGGTCCTCATGTGGAACAATTGAAACCTTCCATCGCTAAAGTGTATTCTCCTGTTGGGAATACAATTTACGATAAAGCATTTGAGCAGGTTAGTTCATCTACTACCCGTCGAGAATCTTTACGCCATGAGGGATTTATTCCTTCTACGCGTAGGATTTTCGATTCGGATATTCGTCCGATAATTTCTTTAGGGAAATTAGGGATGAAAGATGAACCTGCAGGGAAAATCAGGGTGTTCGCTATGGTGGATCCATGAACCCAGTGGGTGCTCCGACCTCTTCATCTCCTTCTGTTCGATTTGTTACGCCGTATACCAACGGATGCAACATTCGATCAGGTTGGAGTTTTAGAGCGTGTTCAGGAGAGAGTCATGAAAGCAGGCTATCGCGTTGCGAAGGCCTACTCTTTTGATCTCTCTGCTGCCACCGATCGTTTACCAGTGAGACTTCAAGAGAAAATCTTGGAGCCTTTACTTGGTAAATGATCTGCGGTGGGGTGACGACGCCTCTTGGTAGACCGGGAGTATACTTTGAAAACAAAGGACTCTCAGCTACTTAAGCTTCGTTATGCTACAGGACAACCGATGGGTGCGTTATCGTCTTGAGCGATGCTCGCGATTACGCATCATGTGATCGTCCAATGGTCGTGGTACTTAGTGTGCCACTCCAAGGGATGACCTAAGAAATGAACGAACGATTACGTGGTACTTGGGGATGATATAGTGATATTTAATCCGTTTTTAGCGGAGAAATATTACTATATTATGACCAAATTATTAGGGGTGAAGATTGGTTTAGCGAAGTCCTTACAAGCGAAATCTCGCTATGTATTGGAGTTTGCTAAGAAGTACTGAGTAGATGGAAAGCGGGCATTTATGTTACCTATAAGGGACATACTTGTCGCGACTTTATCTACTGCAGTCCTTTCCGAATTCATTCATAAGAATGAAGTCACCTTTCAACACTACCTAAAGATTCGGGGACTGGGTTACCGTTCGCGTGCGAAGGTAACCGGAAACCTATGAAATCTGAGTACCCGGCTTCGAGTTTATCTGGTTCTTTGGAACCAGAGCTCGATGCCTTGGTGGGATTGGATCCGACTTAAGGACGGGGTGGGTACTTTGTACCCACTCAGTTCTGAGGCGTTAGGGTCTTTAGCTGAAGCCGTGTGAACGGTTCGGCAAAGAGGTCCTAAGTCTCTGCTTGATAAAGCTAGTGTAGCCTACTCTTGACTCCTTCCGAGCCTGAGTGGACTATACAAACTTTATGGAGCGGGAATCGATTATCTTCGTGATGATACGATTCCCTGCGATCATGACCTTTATGAGGCCAAGATCGCAGAAGTCGCGAAAATCCCACAGGGTGAACCGCTCCTGCCAGGTGTCCGTCAGAGCTTCGGCACTGATGGTAAATGGCTGGGTCGGCACCCTTCTGTTACTTCCGATTTCTTGGCAATGCTTGATGTGGTGGTTCCCCTGAAACCAGGTGAACTACCTCGCAAGGTCGGGGATCCGCACCGATTTAATTCGGTTCGAGATCCTCGTCTCTCACGTTCTGATCTTATTCTAATTATAGAAAAGATGGTAAAAGAACATGAGACTTGACAAGATAAACTCGGTAACTGGGTTTCTCAACTTGGTTGAGCAACTCAGCGCCGAGGGGAAGAACGCAGATATACCCTCTTTATATCTCTATATAAAGAGTGGGTACTATACAATACCTGTTTCGTTAAGGCTGAGCAGACCGTTCGGAATCATATCCGATTACGGAAAGCCAGTCTCACTTATACCCTTCCTGAAGGGTCCTCAGGTCGTGAGGATCAGCCATTGTATTCGAGTTCCGTTCGGCGTACTTTCTGTCCCATTTCCTTTAAAGGGTCATGGAGAGCAGATCGTACCTATTCCTCTTTCTTACTGCGGAGAGCTATCATTTTTATGAGTGCTCTCACAGTAGGTTGAGCTATAGGATGCGCCGGACTTTTGTTAAACTCTTGGCTTACAAGCCCCTTGCCCCCTGATGCTGTAAAGTATCAGTGGGTGGATTGGGATCTACCTAAGTTGCAGTCTATCTGAGTTGATTTCGATCAATTCGGGTATACTGTTCCTGAAGTGGATTTCATCCCATCGGATTCGCTCCTCTCACCTCTCTGGACAGAGGACTTTGGTGGTTCTGCTTTAGCGGAATCTCCATTGCCCGAAGTCTGGTTGGTGGGTGGAGTGGTTCTGATCTTAGGAGTTTTAAGTCTTGCCTGACTGGGGGAAGTGCTTAGTAATTGGGGAACTGTTATGCCCTACCCAATGAACAGCGACTTTGGTGTAATTGAGCAAGCTAATCGATTATTCGAACCTAGTTTGTCATCATATCCCATGTATAATCATTTTGCTGTTGGATGCCGCTACACGAGCGTTCAGCATTGAGAGGGTTATACAAGGTTTTATGATGCTTCACAGAATATTACATCCTTTGTTTGAAGGACGTATGAGCCTTGGGAGAGAATCCCGGCGTATGCGTATGACGTATTCCCTGATACTTGATATTATATTACGGTCAACGATATGCTTGGAGGCTTTAACTGGGTGCCAGCGTCCTGAAACTTTCCTTTACCTACTGTAGTACATCTCTCGAGATTACTGGAGTTGGGAGATCAGGTTTGACCTGTACTCTCAAGAGTTTTATCCTAAAGAACCCGAATACTTTGGTGGAAAACTGGCTAGTAGGAGACTAGTCAGCGTTCTCACGCCCGTAATCGGGGTGTCCTCCTGCCGAAGGGGGATTCGCCTGATTATAAGATTATCGAACCATATCTGATTGGAAAATCTCGTAACTAAACGACCTTCGGGTCAC